TATTGTTCCGCCGTGGACGAAGAATGTTGAGACATCGGACAGGGTTTGTCAGGTCATGCCGATGAGCCTTGAGACGTATAAGCGGGCGGGAATTTATGATGACAGCAAGTCCACGCTGGACAGCATCATGGGCGGCAGGACTGAGGAATCTGGCCTCCTCAATGACCTCAAAAATAACCGCGAGTTGCGGGAGGGGTTGACCTATTCAGCCGACAAGGAGCAGATTATTGTCTGGGAGGTTTATTCCAGAGATGATGACGGGGAATGGGTGATGAAATGTTTCTCTCCCCAGCAACCTGAGATTGCGCTTCGTGAGGAGATGAAGATTCCCTTTGACCATGGGATGCCGCCGTATTCCTCGGCTCGGTACGAGGTGACGGATGGCGGATGGTTTTCGCCTCGTGGTGTGTGTGAGTTGTTGGCCCCGTTTGAGGCTGCGCTAACCAAGTCATGGAATGAGCGGCAGGACGCATCGACTTTATTCAACAAGCCGCTTTTTAAGGCGGAACGTGATTTGCCAAACTCGGTGAATCTGCGGTTGAATCCGGGGCAGATTTTGCCTTTCGGTATTGCCCCCGTCCAGATGCCTGATGTGCCTCTGGACTTTGAAAAGGATATGACGCAAACGCAGTCGATTGCCGAGCAGCGTGTTACCGTTCCCGACTATGGACTCATGGCGGACAGGGACAGGCGCACGGCGACCGAAATTGATTCCATAAATGCCCAAGCGCAACAAAATATGGACTTGCGTTTGCGTCTATTCCGTCAGGCATTGGGTGACTTGTTCCGTCAGGCTTGGAGCCTTCTGGTTCAATTCGACAGCAAGGATTTGCAGTACCGCTTTCTGGAGGACAACCTTGCGGTTGACCCGGTGGCGTTGCATGAGGAATACCAGATTGAGCCTCGTGGCGGCATGGACATGGTTAGTCGTGCGATGCTCTTGAACAAGGCGATGCAGAGGAAGCAGTTGTTTGTTGACTCGCCTTGGATAGATCAGGTGGAGTTGGACAAGAGCATTATTGAGCTGGACGATCCATCGCTCATAGCCCGTCTGGTTCGTGACCCGAACGAGAAGTTGACGGACGAGGCGGAGGACGAGCAGCGGACTTTACCTGCGCTGTTGATCGGGCAGATTATCCCGGTGAAGCAGGGCTTGAACTATCAGACTCGGATAGGGGTTATCATGGCGTTCCTTGAGGAATCGAGACAGGCAGGGATGCAGCTCAGTCCGAAGGGTGGTGAGGCGATTGTGACTCGGCTTGATGGATTACTTCAGATGTTGATTGAGGTGGACAATAATAATGGGAAGGCTTTGCAGAAGGATGTCATGGAATATTTGAAGAGCATTGGGCTGCTTCCCGCTGAGGAAGATGCCGACGCCATGCTCGCTCAGGAGATTGCTGGGCAGGGGGCTGCGCCGCCTGAACAGATGCCTCCGGCTGAAGGAATGCCTCCGCCACCACAGGAGCCAACTCCCCAAGCCCCCATGCCAGTTGAAGAGACTGTTACTGGAGGAGTGATATGAGATTTTTCAGGTTCTTAGGTATTGCATGGCGTCTATCAGGTAACATCCCTTGGGTGGGCGAACCTGAGTGGGAAGCATCTGATGCGAATGTTTTGCGGAAGTTTCTCGTCTTAAAGGAAGGTAAACGGTTTAGGATGGTTCTACTGAACATGGTTCTGAAGCAGAACCAACAGGCAGTGTCCGCAAAGAAAAGGCTTGAGTATGAGGCAGGTTTTGCTAGTGGTGTAAGAACAACGGTACATACCGTTGAGGCTCTTGCGAAGGACATCGAGGAGTCAGAGGATTTTACGGCAGATATATATGGGGTCGAATATCTGGCGAGTCAAGACCCCACAGCAACGGACAATCGTTTCAGTGCAATGATTGGACGAGGATAAGCACTGATAGGGAAACATTATGCCAGAAGAATCCGGCGAATTAACCGCCGAAACTCTGTTGGCCGCTGCACAGGAGTATGATACTGCTGTTGAAGCGGGGGAACAACCAGTAGTCGAATTTACGGCTACGGAACCTAAACCGGAACTGGAGGAAACTCCACCGGAGGAACCAACGGAGACTGCGGAAGCAGAACCGGATGCTGAAGGGCAGGATGTGGATGAACCCGAAAGTTCATTGACAGTAGGCGAGACTCCTGAAGAGGAGGACAAGCCGCAGAAGAGTGAGAGTAAGTGGGCCAAGAACGAGGCTCGCAAGAACAAGTCTTGGAAGGCGATAAACGCTGGAAAAGAGGAGAACAAGCGAATCCGTGAAGAGCTTGACGACATGAAGGGTCAGCTTCAAGAGAAGCAAACCGACATGGACGAGGGCAAGGCTTACCGGGATGAGAAGGGTTTTACGGCGGAGGATTATGAGTCTGCTGCTGTAAGGCTACGGGAAGAAGGCGATGCAGACCTTGCAGAGGATGCGGAAGAGAAAGCCAAGTCTGTCCTCGATGAGGGCAGGAAGGCTGATCAAGACCGCTCCGTGAGGGATGCAAATAGGCAGTGGGAATTAGCGCGGGACGACCTGTATAAGGAGATGCCTGAGCTAAAGGACAGCTCCTCGGAGTTGACCCAGACTGCCAACGGAATCCTGAAGGAACATCCTAATCTCATGTACCTGCCGGAGGGACAGGGATTGCGTCATGCAGTTCAGGTCGCCCAGTGGAAAGTTGCGGCGTCCAAGACGGACAAGAGTCAGGCTGAAGTCAAGGAACTAACGGATAAACTAAATAAACTGGAAAAGAAAATGTCAGTTGGCGGCGGATTCACGAGCGAGAAGCTGGATAGCGACAAGACCTTTGATGATCTTTCACTAGACGATCAGGAGTCTTACTTGCTGAAGGCGGCTGCGGCTCACGATGATGCCCTGTAACTGACAGGAAGGTAAAATAGTATGGCTACAAATACCACTACTACACTATCTGACCAGTATCAAAATTATTTCAGTAAGAAATTACTGACCTACGCTGTACAAGCACTGGTACTGGATCAGTTCGGCACTAAGGCTCCACTTCCTGCGAAGTCGGGTCATAAGGCCATCTCTATGTTTCGTTGGGACGTTCCCAAGGCTACTGACATCAACACCCTAACTGAAGGTGACACTTCGTCTGTGGGTGAGAGGTCAATCTCGCTGACTAAGATCAGCAAGACGCTGATTCAGCGTGGCCAGATCGTCAAGTTAACGGATATTCTTAATGCAACGGACTTATTTAGTTCGCTGCAACAGAGTGTCAAGATTAACGGACAGGACGCCGCCATCGACATGGACAACATCACGCGCAACATATTGGTTGGTTCCAATGTGGGCGATAACGTAAACTCAGGTGCGACTGCGATGGAAGGCGGCTATGCCACTGACCCATCGGATAACCTTGATAACGGTGATTCACTCACTGAAATCTATGCGACAGGCACAAGGCAGACAGCCAGCGGGGGTCAGTATTCGACCTTCGAGCAAACCACCAGCGGTAATACGCTGTCTGCTGAGGCTGTCCTGAATGCTGTTACCCAGCTAAAGGTTAACCGTGCAATGCCCACTAAAGGTGGGAATTATGCTGCGGTTTGCAGTCCTCAAGTATTGAGCGACCTGATGCAGGTTAATACGTGGGTTAACGCTGCCCAATACAGCAACGTAGAGGAGCTGTATAAGGGCGAAGTTGGCCGATTGTATGGAGCGAAATTCGTGACTACCACGAATCCGTTCGTTACGGCTGATGCACTAGGAACCGATGCTGACCGCTTCATCTATGATGACGCGGCTGGTGGCGGAGAAGGAAATGCTGCGGATGTTCATGTCTCCCTGTTCTTAGGGGAGGGTGGATTCGGAGTGCCGGAGTTATCGAGTCAGTCACCATTCAGTCCGAAGATTGTAATCACGGATTCAGCAGACAAGAGCGATCCTCTTAATCTCCTGATTACCGCTGGTTTCAAGGTTTTCTGGACTGCGTTGAGGCAGAACACGAACTACTACGTTATCATGCGGAGCAAGACTGCTTCGACTGCGTAAGAGCTAACAAGTTATGAAACCTAAAGGTGGATTAACCCTTATTATAGCCGTGGGAGGGGGTAACGCCCCTTCTCACGGTCATTCTGATAAACAAGACAAAGGTGGAAAGATGATTAGATTACCATTGGATGCACTGGTGTCCGAGCTGGAGGACGGCGCGGAAGTATCACCGGAAGTTGGGGACGTTGTAGTTCTCGAAACGGTTGAGGGTGAAGTTGTTGCAGTCAACGAGGACGGGACAGCGCACGTTGAACTTACGACCGCTGGCGGTCAGCCTATTGAGTACGTTGAGGAAGCTGCTGCGGTTGACGCGGAAGCTGCTGATATGGATGAGATGGCTGGCATGGAGGAAGAGCTTATGGCGGCGGCAGCGGCACAGGACGAGGAGATGGGGCTGTAATGCCTCTCTACACGTTCGAGAACAGCGAGGGTCACACCGTCGAGAGGCTTGTGCCGATAGGGCGCGAGACTGTCAAGGTTGATGGCGTTGTGTATTTGAAAAACTGCATCCCGCAGGGCTTTGCCATGCCGGGGAGGGCTGTGGGTATCCCGCCGCAGAAGGATCAGGTAAGGGACGGGTATCATAAGTTGGAGTGTGAGGAGGGATCGCGTTTCCTGAAGAAGTCTCTCTTCTCCACTAAACAGATAAAAAAAGCATGGGGGTTTTAGATGGCTAACGAGAAAATTACTGAACTGACTGCACTAACCACGCCAGCCGATGCTGATGTGTTTCCGGTGGTGGACGTTAGTGATACTTCAGTTTCAATCACGGGACAGACGAAGAAGATCACTGTTGACAACCTGATCTTGAGTTCCACTCAGACCCTGACGAACAAGACTCTCACGGACTGTGATGCCAGTACGCAAACTGCTGGGAACAATACGACGAAGATTGCGACAACTGCGTTTGTGACTGCTGCTGCTGCTGCGTCTGACACTCTTTCGGAGATTCTGGCGAACGGGAACACGACAGGGGCAACGGACATAGTGGTGACTGCTGGACAGGTCATCACGACAGATACGATTTCGGAAACTACATCCGCATCGGGTGTGACTATTGATGGCGTTGTCCTGAAGGATGCGGCTGTAACTACGGGGGCATGGAACGGAACGACTGTTGGCGTGAATTATGGCGGCACAGGGCTGGCATCCTTCACTTCAGGCGACATTCTGTATGCGTCAGGCTCAACCACACTGGCGAAGTTGGCGAAGGGAAGTGACGGAGATACTTTGACTTTATCCAGTGGTTTACCTGCGTGGAGCGCGACCACTGGAGACATTACGTCGGTAGTGGCCGGGACGAATCTGAACGGTGGAGGGACTAGCGGGGCGGTTACGCTCAATGTGGATAACCCGGTTATTTCCGATGTTACGGGCGATCTGACAGGAGATGTGACCGGAGACTTAACTGGAGATAGTGCCGGAACGCACACGGGTGCGGTGACTGGTAACGTGACGGGAAATGTTACCGGAGACGTAACTGGGGATGTCACGGGAGATGTTACGGGCGATCTTACGGGCAACGCTGACACAGTTACCACCAACGCGAACCTTACGGGCGATGTGACTAGCGTTGGCAATGCCGCTACGCTGGGAACAGTAGCGGTCACAAAGGGCGGCACAAACATTACCAGCTACACGGTGGGCGACATACTTTATGCCAACACCACCACTACACTTGCAAAGCTCGCTGCCTCAACGGATGGATATGTGTTGACAGCTACTGGGGCTGGAGCCGCCCCTGCATGGGAGGCGTCTGCTGGAGGCGTCGGGGATGTCACAAAGGTAGGCACACCCGTTGACAATCAAGTGGGCGTGTGGACGGGTGACGGTACGCTTGAAGGAACCAGCAGCCTCGTTTTTGATTCAACTGGATTGGGAATTGGCTCCCCCCCCTCCATTGCCCACAAACTCCACGTTTATGAGGCTACCAATAATGCGTTTGTCCAGCTTGAGACTGATGGCAGCGCACGAGCGCAGTATATTGCAACAAATGATACGGACTCTGCTTATTTCGGGATAGAGGCTACTGCTGGGGCAACCTTTACCGGAACGTCAGCCAATTCGGCTTTGTTCGCTGTGAACGGGGCAAGGTCTGCCCACATTTGTACAAACAACAATGTCCGTTTAACCATAACCAGCGCGGGCCTCGTCGGCATCGGGACGACTGCGCCAGTTTGCTTATTGGACGTAAATGGTAGTACCGCAAAGATTCAAGTTAAATCCACGGATGCGACAGACGCGACAGTGAAAATTGATTCGGGTTCAGGAAGAGATTGCTACCTTACGTTTGCTCAAAACGGAACAAATAAGTGGGCCATCACGAATGACTATTCTGCCGACGATGAGTTTTCAATCTACGACTTCACTGCTGCTGCCCATCGACTAACCATCACCAGCGGCGGGCAAATCTCCCAACCTGTCGAGACAACTACCAGTACTTTAGAAGGCTCGGTTGAATATCCAGTTAATTTTGATGAATCCAACCTCCAGAAACTCACACTTCACGCGAACGATACCGACCTTACGTTCACAGCTTCAACAAATACTGGTGCGGGAAAGACGGTTACGGTTTATGTGGTAAATACGGGCGGCTTGTTTGCTGTTGCTGTTCCGAGCGGATGGACAATGTACGGCACTGATAAAGACAGCTTGAGCGGAGGTAATTTTATTGTAGAACTTATCGGCTGGGGGAGCGGTGATTCAAATGTAACTGCTAATATTATAGACTCCGGTGGATTATAGACAATCTTATGCCAAATACATATAGCTGGAGCCGCCTAGAGCCGCTCGTAAAAGATGAGGACGACCTCTCCAATGTGGTCGTGGATTTAGTCTGCGGGATGACCGGGACTGACGGCGAATACAGTGCGTACATCGACACGATGCACAAGCTCTCTGCGCCTGACCCCGGCAGTTTCATTCCGTTTGAGGACTTGACGCAGGAATGGGCGGATGAAATCGCTGATACGGTTGCCGAGGAGCGAGGCTTCAAGGCGTCTCTGGATTCGCAGATTGAAGCTGCGAAGGTGAGGCCAACCTCAAAGCCCTTTAGCTGGCAGCAACCAGCACCGAGCGCATAATTCTGGGATGACGATATGGGTGGATGCAAATGATAGACACGATAAAAACTATCGGAATCAATGGTGCTGTGCTGGGAGCAACCACGCTTGATTCCGTGGAAACTGGCCTGTCGATCTTGCTGCTCGCGATCACGATTGCGTGGACGAGTCTCAAGCTCGCGAAGATGTTAAAGGATAAATGAAAGATAAACTTAAATCACGGAAACTGTGGATGGCGATTGGCGGCTTGCTGATCGTCATGGCGACTGAATGGCTGAACATTTCACCGGATGTAGCTGACAAGCTAATCGGTGCGGTGGTCATAATTGTGCCAGCTTATATTGGCGGGCAGTCGGTAGTAGACGCCCTGAAGGAGTATGCGAAAAAGAAATGATATTGGAAGCGTTACGGGGTTTGGCTGCTCTACCGAAATTGGTGGAGGCAGTCGAGCGTATCGGGGACAAGCTGGATGACAAACAGGCACTGGAAAGGTTGGCAGTTAAGCGGGATCGCAACCGTGATGCTGTTGACCGGGTGCTTGAGTCCGCGTCTGGACAACGGGGAGAGGATGATAGCCCACCCTCAGTTTGAGGCTGCTACATTGGCAGCTCCTGATTGGGTGAGGGAAGCATTGGACACCATTGCGGAGCTTGAAGTAGAGATAGAAAGAGGAAATTGATATGGCAACATTAACAGGACAAACGGTAGCCTCGACTTACGATCTTCTGCTGAAGGTTGCTGCAACGGGGATAGACCCCAGCACTCCCCGCACCATTCAGGATGGCACGGCGAATAACTCCGCATTAAAGCTGGCTGGGGCATCGGTTCAGATCAAGCAATCAGATGACTCTTCCGCGACCCTTGAGGTGACGGGGGTATCCACGCTTACCGGGGCGGTTACTGCGACTGGCGGTGTGGTGGGAGATTTGACGGGGAATGCGGATACAGCGACAAAGGCTTACGTTACTGACAACGAATCCACCAATGAAGAGAACCTGATTTCATTTGTAGCCGATGCAGCGACAGCCAGCGGGAATCACGGGCTGGAGATGGACGGCAACCTTACTTACAACCCATCCACGGGAACCATCACATCCACGGCAGTTGCGAGCGCACTAACCGGGAATGTTACGGGAAATGTAACTGGAAATGTAACTGGGAGTTCGGGAAGTTGTACGGGGAATTCCGCAACGGCGACAGCTCTTGCTGCTACCGGGAACATAGCGATGACGGGTGATGTGGCGTGGAACGTGGATTTCAGTGGGTCAGGTGTAACGGCTGCGGGGACTATACAGGTCAACGCAGTAGACCTGTCTATGTTGGAAGACGGCACTCAGGGAGATGTACTTTACTATGGCGCAAGCGGCGCACCAGCGAGATTGGGCGCGGGGACGGCTGGGCAAGTTCTTGAGAGTGGCGGTGCTGCGGCGAATCCGAGTTGGGCTGACAGGATAAGGGCGATTGATGTATTTGAGTCTGACGGAACATTCACTGTCCCGGCCACTGTCACAGCAGTCAAGGTGACAGTTGTGGGGGCTGGCGGTGGCGGAATAAAGAGTACCGGCACTCCCTCTTTCTGGCCCGGTGGCGGCGGCGGTGGCACAGCCATCGAGGTGATTACAGGACTCACTCCCGGCGCAGATATTGCCGTTACTGTGGGGACTGCTGGTGCTGTTGGAGCCACGGGAGGAGATGGTGGAGATTCGTCGTTCGGGGGTTACTGTTCTGCAACGGGAGGATCGGGTGCATCGGCAACAGAGGTTGGTGGAGCCGGAGGTGTTGGGAGCGGAGGAGACATTAACCTTACCGGGTCGAGCGGTGGGGCAGGCGGTGATCGATTCACGAGCGGAGGGGATTCATTTTTCGGAGGGGGCGGGCGTTACGGAAATAGTGACACTTTGACCAGTACACTAAACAATGCGACTGCATATGGAGGCGGTGGAGTGGGGGCTTATTACAACTCGAACACTCCTCTGGCATATGATGGCGTGGTCATTGTGGAATACTAGGAATGAAATATGACATTAACTGAATTAGCAGACTTTGTTACCACGAAACTTTCCGACACAACAGCGGACTCGGTGACGGTGTGCAAGGGTTTTGTCAATCGCCGTTACCAGATGATCTGGGACTCTGGCTTGTGGACGGAGACGATGGGTGTAGCGAGCAAGGATGTTGCTGCGGAGGACACTGAAATTACGCTGGACGGTGTTCCGACCATTACATTTTACCAATCCTCATCCGCCCCGACCACCTTCATAGATTTCCCTGTTGCCTTGAAGTTTACGAAGACAGGCAAGGATGACGGGATTATGCTGCTCAATGATAGCTGGATGACGTTCTTCCAGATAGACGCTAATGCGTGGGAGAACATCTCCACCCGCAGGTCTACCCCGACAAACTTTATTAACCTGCCGAAGGACGCGAGCGGGTTCTGCCGGATCAAGCCTGTGCCTGTGCCGGATGCTGCCGGGTCAGTGTTCGTGCTGGGCAAACTGCAATGGGTGGAATTGGGAGCAACAGACACTCCAGCCTTGAACGGGATAGACAATGCGCTGCTGGCATTTGTGGAGGGCGATATGCTGGAGAGGGAAAGGCAGTACAGCAAGGCGCAGATCAAGTTCACTGAGGCGGCATCGCACATTCAGATCATGCGCGACATGGAGAAGGGCCAGCGTCAGTCCATCAGCAGGATTATCCCGTACACCTATGACCTGTATAACTTTAGGGAAACAATGGCGGACTTCGGGCCTAAGAGCTAATGCCACAACTGGAAAACAATTTAACTGATGACCCCATCGCACTGGATGGTGATGTCAGCTTTTCAGGGGGTCAAGCGAGCAACGTCCGCAAGAACGTCATAGCGGAGGGAGCGTTTGATATAGGCAAGAACGTGGACTTTGACACGTTCGGCAATGCGACAACCCGCCGGGGAGTGTCACAGTTATTGGGTGATACTCTGGATGCAATCTGGAGCGAGATGACAGACGACACGGATGTAACCGGGGATCGGTGGGAAGACGTTGGTGAGGAGTGGAGTTCAACCCTTGTTGGCCCGATCATTAGTGTGGCCTATTATGACACGCCCTCGGCAGAGCAGATGATTCTTGCGAACCACGATACGACTGCTGACACCAGAAAGATAAAGTACGTCAGTGAGACAGGGGCGATTTCTGACACGGGAGGAACCTTTTCTTCCGATGCCTCGTCCGTTTACTTTGCACAACTGGTTGACCGGATGTACTTCTGTGATGGAGTTGGGAGTCTGCAATATGTTGACTCGGCTTCCGCAGCCCAGACGATTGCGGCTGGGACAATATCGAGCA